CGTTACGCTGCCGTAGTGCTTGCGCAGGAATGTTGCCAGGCTGTCCATCAGAACGGGAGGTCGGTGGTGGTGGATGGAGCCTCGAATGCTGGGGCCTGCGTCTGGCCCGTAGTGCGTCCGTAGACGATTTGCGACGGCTGCGAGGGCGCCTGCATCGTGTTAGACGCATTTTGAGGCACCGCCTTGCCACTTTCGGGAGCTGACTGACCCACTACCTTGGCTGCCTTCAATTCGACGTAATAGCGGCCGTTGTATTCGCGTGAATTTAGATAGAGCTCGAAGGTGAGCTCGACGTCGGTCCGGAGGGTGAGCGCTGTGGCTACGTCGTCCCCTTTGAACTCGATGGGGTACTTGTTGCTGCCGGCCTGCACCACAACGGTGCACACTTGGAATCCGCTGGCAAAGGTCTTGGGCTCGAGGATGTCAACCACGGTCCCGGTGAGAGAGAGTTTCATAGGTCTTGGGTTTAGTGTTTGAAGAATACGCGGCGCATCCACCGCGCCATGTCGGTCTGCGACCAGTAGCCGCGTGCGTCGGGTCGGGCCTGCGCCTGGGTGAGGCGCATGAGGTGCCAGGTGTAGCTGTCGTTGTCCATCGGGCCCCACAGGATGGCCGTCTCGGTCTCCTGATCATCCCACAGGTCGGACGCGGCCTGCATGTTCAGGAGCTTGATGCGGCGGGCCTCAATGAACGCGGCGGCGTCCTGCTCCGCGAGGTCGAATAACTCGTCCAATTCGTTGTTTAGCATTGGGTTTGTAAGATTTAATTTGATGCATAATGAAACCAAAAACCCATGCAATGCAAAAAACCATTAAAGCCAAAATGCACAAGCCAAAGCCGAACAAAGCCACATGGTTTATGGTTTGATTTAGTTCGTTCATAGTTCGTCCTCGCCCATGACGCCCAGTTCGTACATGCCCACGAGCTTTAGCACCACCCGCGAGAGGGCCCGCTTCTCAGCCATCGCCACCGGGTAGGGGTTGGTGTTGTTCTTCGCGCTCACCTCGCCGAAGGAGGTCACGCGCCGCTTGTCCTGGTAGCCGTCGGCTTGGATGACGTACCGCCCTTCGCTGGCGTCGCACCAAGCGTACACCGGCAGGAAGTCGACAGTGATGTCGAGCTTGGCCTGTAGGTAGTCGATGCCGGCCCGCGTCACGATGATGAAGCCGCGCCGGTCGGCGTGGAAGTGATGGCCTCGCATGCCGTAGCGCTCCGCGAGGGCTTTGAACTCTTCAGTCGGCTTGCCCATGGTCGTCAGATTTGGGGATGTCGTCGAGGCCTTTGAACCAGTCGGAGATGGCGTGGTAGACCAGCAGGCCCACCGTCACGAGGGCGATGGCGCCCACGATGTACACGACCACAGTCATGAGCAAACTCATAGCTCGCCTTTGATTGAGGCCGATTCATACATGCGCTCCATCACTCGCCGGGCCATGGCCATGCCGAGGACCATCTCGGGGTTCTGGCTCTCCATCCGGATCTCCATGCGGACCAGCTCACGTGTGAGGGCCGCCAGCATCTGTGCGTGTGTCATTGCTTCTCGTTTAGCGTGTTGGCCTCCTGTACGGAGATGGGGCGGAAAGGTTTCCAACCGAGGATTTCGAAGACACCGCGCTCCGGGTCGGTACCCCACCATTGTGCCTTTCCCTCGATGGTGCGGTCCACCATGTAGTTGATGCGGGTCTGGTCCTTGGAGTACTTCCACTTGTAGGCGATGAGGCACCACGTCTCGGTGCTGGGCAGCTCGCGCCAGTGCTGCCAGGGTGTGTCGTTAGTCATGGTTCTGTGTTGTTTAGGGTCACAGAAGGAAACTCATTTCCCTCTGTGGAATAGTCACCAGCCATAGTTCGGCCATAGTGACCAGCCAGAGTTAATAGTCACCAGCCTCTTGTGTCACAAATTGTGATAGCAAGTTGAGCGCCGACTTTTTTGCGCAGGCCTTGCGTATGCTGTCGAACCCGGTCAATGCCTGTAACAGTTCCAACATCTCCGGAGCCGCCGCCATAAGGCGGGCGTTGGCCATCATTGGGAGGTCTGTTTCAGTTGTGGCGTTGAAGTCATAGGCTTCGCCGAGGTAGCCATCTTCAAACTCAATGCTTCCAGATTCGCTAACGTTCCAAGGGCCGGGTGTGTTTGTAGTCATGGTTGTGAGTTGTTTTCGTTCATCGATGGATGATGTCTTCCACGCCGTTGGCCTCGAGGCAGAGCAGCAGCTCCGTACGACACCGCTCTACCACGCGGGCCTCGGCCTCGTCCATGTCGGTGTGCTTGAGCTTGTGCCTGGTGGCGTAGAGGTACTCGCGGACGGCAGTGACCAGTCGCGTGGATCGGACAGCCGCATCGAAGCGGTCCTCGTCGTCCGGCAGGTTATACGTTAGGGTAGCTCTCATCTTTCGAGGCGTAGTAGGCGGTGCGGATGCGCTGCCCGATTGAACGTTTGAAATCTTCAAGGAGCCGGTCGAGGTCGCGCTCCCACTGCAGGTCGTCCTGCCAGTCGTTGAAATCGCGCGGCGCGCGCTCCGGGTAGGAGGTGCTTTGGATGTTAGGCATGGTCGACGTCGTTCTGCAGGCACGTGTGGATGAAGGTGTCCATCTGCGGGAACAGCTCCATGAGGTAGGTGACTTCGGCGCAGCCATCTGGCGTCTCCATCGTCACCTTGATGATGTCCGCCTGCCACAACGAGTTGCCGGGCTCGTTCCTCCCGTCCCACCCGCCATCCCACTCGATGACGAGGTACTGACCTTGTCCGAGGTCGATTGAATGCTCTCTAGCCATTTTCTTTTGGTTGTTTAATGACACGGCAAACATACTATACTTTTGTATAGAGTCAAGGTTAGCCTAAAAAAAAAGAGCCCCCGCCGTTGCAGGGGCCCTCCATCAAACTAACCAAATGAATCGCAAGCGCTGTTACTCGCTGGCGAAAGATAGGCAGAGTGGAGTAACAGCCACCGCGCAAAGGACGACGGCCGGCCAGGTCACGCCGTTTACCAGGATGTCGTTGCAGGCAGTCAGGGCGATGACGCCGCCCACCGTCCGCTTGGCCGACCACCGCCGCAGGTCGCCCTTGGTCTTGAATGCCTCGGTCAAGTCAAGCGCGCCAAGCGCCTTGCCTATCACCTGGGCGACGGTTGCCGGGTTGACAGGGCTCACTTGCTCCGGCCCATCACTACCGCGTTCAGGATCCGCTTCAGCACGTCCACTATCGTGTCGTCCTTCGTGGAATTTGTGAGCGCCGTGATGGTACCCGTTGCGCCTACCACCGCGAGGGCGATTTCTGCCCAGTGCATAGTCAAGAAGTCCCACATGATTTCTATTTAGGGGTTTATGTTGCTTCGCGAAAGGAAAGATACGGCCGGGCCACATCCACGCCGTCATGCTTTGTGCGGCGCAGCTCGGCGTCCATCCACCACCCGCCGAGGCGAGGCTGCTGAAAGCCTTTCTCCACCTCCCATCCTGCGAACCGGTCGAGCTTCTTGTAAGAGCCCAGCTTCAGGTGGTGCACCGTGTCCTCGTACGTGTTGAGCCGGTCGGTGATGCGCTCCACGCTCATCGGCACGTGCCACTTCTGGTGCGTGTGGCCGCTCACGATGACGTCAGCATCAGGCCATTCCTTCTGATCGAGGTCGACGTTGAGCACGCCCTTGCTCCTGGGCGCGTTGCCTCCGTAGCCATGGTGGAAGTGCAGCATGCGCTGGTGCCGGCCGCCATGGTTGTTCGCATTGCGGCTGTAGACGAGCTGCACCCATCCGCTGTAAGGTCCGGCCATGATGCCGCCGCCCAGGGCGCCGACGAGCCGGTCGATAGGCGAGGTGCTGAGCCGCTTCTCGATGTTCGTCTCGTGGTTGCCTCGGCCCACCATGGCGAGCGCCTCCCTGTATGGCTCAAGGAACTCCACCGCGTCGTTGATGACGTCGTCGAGGTAGGTGATGGACTTGTACTCGGGCCGCAGGCTTGAGTAGCTCCGCCGCGGGTCATACATCCCTTGCATCAGGTCGAACCAGTCCCCGAAAATATAAACGCTCGCCTTGAGAGCGAGCGCCTTGTCGAGGTGGTCCTTCAGCATGTCCCGGTCGCACTTGGTGGAGTCGAAGTGAACGTCGGACAGCAAAAGTCCCACCGTGGTAACTTCATTCGGCTTGAGGATGCGCTCCTCGCGGAACTGCCTGGGGCCGTGTTGGGTCAGTATAGCCATACGGTGTCCTCCGGCTTGCCGGGATCGTTGTCGACGTGTATGAATGTCTTGGCGATGCCGAGACGATTGAACCCGGCCTCCATCAGGGCGTCGATGATGCGGAACCGCTTAGCGCTGTCGGTGCAGTGGATGTCGGCGGCGTAGCCTGCCAGGTGCGCGCTATTCTTGGCAATCGGGTATCCCTGCTTGCCGAGCTTCTCGTGGTGCGCCTTGGTGCGGTAGCCGCTGTTAATTTTGAACGGCACCTGTGCGATGCTACGGGCCTTGTCTATCATGAACAAGAACTCCTTGTCCATGTTGGCGCCGCTGCCGGGAGCGTCGGGGCTGTCGAACTCGGACAGCTTAAAGTGTTTGAGCTGGTGGTTCATCCAGGTCACCGGTCGAGGCGCGCCACGAGCTGCGCAAGGGTGATCTCAATCTTGTGGATGGACTCGAGCAAGTCGGCCTGCACTTTCTTGTGGCCGTCGTTGTCGAGCTCGAGCTGAATGACGCGCGACTTCATCCGTGCGACGTCGTTGGACAGCTTCACCCAGACGCCCACCACCCCACCGAGGGTGCCGAGTAGGGTGATGACGAGGGAGATGGGCATGGGGTCCATGGCGCGCAATTTAGCACAGAGGCAGTTGGCCGTTCACAGCATCGCCAAGGCCTGCAGAAAGTCCACGACAGTGATGAACCCGTCGGCGTTCAGGTCGAGCCGGCCGTTGTATGGCGGCGGCGTGCCTGGTCCGAGGTATTGCAGAATGTGCAAGAGTTGCATCATTTGCCCTGGCCTTTGTACGGTTTCCGGTACAGTTTAGAGCGCTTGTGCCTGCCCGTCTTGGTCTTGGCATGCACACCTGGGCGCGAGACCTTGCGCTCGATGCGCACCGGCTGCGCCTGCTGTTTAGCTTTCGCCATCGGTCGCTGGTGGTTTCAGTTCGTCCGGCCAATCAACAGGCACGCCGATGGGCCGGTAGAAAATATCTTCCGATGCTTCGTACCAATCGCCGATGTAGATGCACTCGTTCACATCTTCGATGATAGCATCGTGTGGCCATGGATAGTCCGTTGGCATGCCCTCTGCCACGATGCGGTTGATGACGTAGTTGTCGCGTAGAATTACGTATATCATCAGATAGTGTATTCGAGTACCAAACAAAAGCCGCCCGAGCCGTTGCCTCCGGCTCCGCTGGTGAATCCGTTCCGAGTTGCACCGCCACCACCACCTGGTGCGCCGTAATTTCCGCCCGCGCCTCCGTTTCCTCCGTTGCCTGTGGTGTGGCTCCCTCCAGAACTTCCCGAGCTGCCAATCGCTGCCGTAGGTGTCGCCGCTTTTATCATTTGGCTGTGTGTCATCCTGTCGGCGTAATTAGCTGTCCCAATATTACCGTTTCCGCCAGAGGCAATGCCTGCAACTGCGGCCGTATTAGCTGTTCCTGACCAGTTATACAAACGGCTACCGGCCCCGCCCGCGCGTACCGTGTTAGCTGTGTTTACACCCGCACCAGCGGGTCCGCCAAGATTTACCACAATATTTTCCGACGTGCTATCCAATCTTTGCAATACTGAAGATTCTCCAGTGCTTCCACCACTGTCCGAATCCTTACCGTTTCCACCCACAATGAACCCAAATGCAAAGTCGGGTTGAGAATTTGCGGATGTCATACTTAAAACTGCAGCGCCCTGGCCGCCACTACGAGCGCCGTTGCCCCCTTTGGCTATGACCAATGAACCAAAGGATGTATCGCCTCCAGCGCCGCCCGTGCCTGCAGCTGTGCTGTTCGCAGATATTCCCGTGCCTCCCGTTCCTCCTGCTCCTATTGTTACAGTTTCGCTACTTGCAAGCGCCGACGCTAAAATTTGGAAACAAACCGCGACGGCTCCGCCTCCTCCTCCGCCGCCACGCGCGGTTACAGATGTGGCTGCTGTTGCTCCCGATCCTCCGCCGCCTCCACCACCTACGCAAACCACCTCCACCATGACCAGCCCGGTCGGCTTTGACCAAGTGGCGCCTGCCGTGTATTGCCGCAGCGTCAGCGTCAGCGTGCCGCCACCTGCCGCGCCTTTGTTTACAAATTTGCCTACAGCCATCAGAGGTCGAATATATTGATAGTCACCGTCAACGTGGCTGCAGGTGTAGCCGTTGCATAGATTTTTACGGCACCGCTGCTGCTGTCTGTTCGTGGCAGCACGCCTGCCGTGGCTGCGGTGGCCGCGCTCCCGTTGTCCGGAATGACGTCCACAATGCTGGTGGCGCTGATGGCTGCGTCGCTGATGCTGGCCTCGTAGAATCCGCTGACCAAAGACCATGCGCCGGTGGCCACCGTTTTGCCGGTCACCTGTGTGGCTTTGCGTGTCGCCCACGACAGCGTGCCGCTGCCGTTGGTGGACAGCAGCTGGCCGCTGGTGCCGTCTGCCGATGGAAGGGTGTAGGTAGTGTTGGCCGCCAGCGTTGCCGGTGCTTGGATGCCGACGTAGTTGGTGCCGTTGTTGGTGGCCTCGCCTAACCGTAGCACGCCGGCCGTAGTAGCCGTGCCGTCAATTTCGAGGGTGTTGGTGCTGGTGTCGTACGTGAACGCCTCGTCGTACGTCATGTTGCCCGCACTGTCTTGGAACCACACCGACTTGAATCCTCCAGCCGGAGGCGTTGCACCTGGGATGCCGATGCTGCTGTACGTTGCCTGCGTCGTGCCCGCCCATACGCTACCGTCGTAAACGAGCACCTGGCCGACCGATGGCGGCTGGTCTTTTACGTTCGCTAAGTTCTCGAGCGTTGTGGCCGGCACAATCCGCACGTATATCTCGCCGGTGGTTGCGTTCTGTTTTGTCACCCAGCCGATGATCTGCGCGTACGAGTTGTACGCCGTCGGCAGTGCGCTCGTCCATGCGCCTGCTGTAGTTGCGCTTGCGTATAGCAGGGTTCCGACGGTAAAGCTGTTCGTGTTGAGGCCGCGCACATGTCCTACTGCGCGAGCGTAGCCCGATGCACCGGCTGCGATGTCCTCGGTCATGACGCCTAGGATGCGGTGTGCGTCAACGCTGAGCAAAGAATTGAACGCGGCGATGCGCAGCTCACCGGTAGTCGACTGTGCACCGCTCTCGCGCACAATGGTGCCCTTGGTAATTGTGCTTGCTGTGTTGTTGTACACCGGCACATCCTTGGTGGCGACTGTGTTCAGGGTCGAGATGTCAACTCCGTCGACAGATCCACTCACCGCAATGTTGCCAACCACATCGAGCGCCGCAGCTGGCGTGCTCGTGTTGATGCCCACCTTGCCCGCGTTTGAGGCGGCCGTAATGAACATGGCCCCCACGCTGTTGGGCGTAGGCGTCGCGTCGTCCTGCACGAATACGCGCATTTGCCCAGGGCTTGACTCGCCCAAGCTCCAGTAGGTGTTACCGCTGTTGGAGATGATTTGCGCGTTGCCCTCCTCAAGTGTTACCGCCATGCCGGTCGTAGCGTTCGCCTCGTGCACAATTTTTGTAACCGTATGGTCGTCGTCGTCGAGCGGTTGGAACGTGTCGTACATCCGCTCTAAGCGGACCGAGAGGCCGCTGACGGTGCTGTCTAAAGTATCGACGAGGAACTTGGCGTTGGCCGCCTCGTCAATGACGCCTGGGAATGATCCGGCCGCAGGAGCTACAGGCGGGTTGAGAATCTTTGGTGGCTTTGGCACCACGCTGACATCGGTCGCGTTGCCTGTGATGTGGAAGAGCTCGATGTCGTAGTTGCGCATCCGCCCGTTGTACGTGTACTGGTAGATGCCCATGCGACGGCTGTCGCTGAGCACTACGTTGTACATGTGCAGCAGGGTGCCTACGTTGTTTGCGTAGAGGGTGCCGCGCTCCAACAGCAGGGGATATTTCTGGCCGCGCAGAATCTCCTGCACGCCCAGCTCGTTGATGTCGTACGCGCCGCTGAAGGTCGTGCTGCTCCAGGTCTCAGTTTTGCTGTGAGTGCTGGCTCCGGTCTGCACAAAGATGAGGCCGCGAGCCTGGTCGGAATCGATGGAGCCCAGAAGCACTGTACCGTTGTCGAGGTTGGCGCGTGCGCTGAGCGCGTTCGTTGCTAGGTAGTCGATTGTGTCGCCGTCGTTGCCCTCGATGTACACCTTGACGTTGTACAGGTTCACGTTCGTGGCGTTTGTCCACGTCGTGTTAACAGTGCCGTTGGTGTTCAGCACTTGAAACCCTACGCGCATTTGGATGCCGTTCGCCTCGATCGGAAGTTCCCCGGTGGTGAACTCGTTGGGCAGGTTGCCAATCATCCCGAGCGGGTCGATAGACGGGTAAGCCTGGCCGGTATTCTTGTTGACGTTCCGGATGCGCACGTAAGTGCGGTCCGTGTTCGTCGTGGTCCATGTGGGCTCGCCGTACTGGGTGATATAGTGCGAGCTTAGAAAGTCGTAGTAATAGCCCGCACTGCCAGAGCTGTACGTGTGCTCCCACTTCGCGTAGTAGGCCCCGACCTTGAGCAGCACAATCAGGTCCACGCGGGCCAGCTGGTTGTTGCCTCCCTGCCCAGTCATGAAGTGACTGTTGTCAAACGTCACCCGAAACTTGGTGCCAGAAGCGAAGGTGTAGTCGGGTAGGTTGAAGAGGTCGGTTCCGAAGTCAGCCTCGAGGTGCTCCTGCACCCCGATGATGCTCTGCTGCCCGCTGAACTTGTACGTGCGGCGGACCTCCTTGAGCGGCAGCTGGTGCGTGTACTCCCAGCCGGCCTCCTTGATGATGTCCGTCTGCAAGGTCAGGCCTACGTCGGCGCTGCTGCTGCTCGTATAGCTCGCGTCGCTGTAGTAGTTGAAGTAAGACAGCGTCTGCGAGTCGTGATGGCTCACAATCGGGATCATCCAGAAGCGGCCGTTGGCCAAGAACAGCCGAGCGTTGAGCACGCGACAAAAGCTCTCGAGCACCTCGAAGGTGTTGAAGAACTCGATGGCGCCCTCGTTGTCTGGGTTTAGCCAGGTCTCGGTATTTACGCGCAGCTTGCTGAAGAAGTCCGCGCCGGTGGCGTAGAGGTTGCTCGGGGTGTAGGCGCAATCAAGCGAGGCAAAGATGTCTGTGGCGCCCCAGTGGTCAATCGTGCGCAGCTTGCCGAGGCAGTGTTTGACGATGTGCTCGCGGAACGTGCGCCCGTCGCTGTACTCGTAGGCGTCTCCGTTGTTGTTGAACTTAATGCCGACCAGGTTGGCGAGATCATCCGAGGCGATGATGCGTACCTCCTGCGGGTAGGCCTCGTCCTGGCGCACGACCTGCTCCGGCAGAATGATGCCCGCCCAATACAGCGTGTTGACGCTGTCGGGCAAGTAGCGCAGGGTCACCGTAAGCTCACCCTCGAAGGTGGTGGGCAGCTCGTCGAGAAAGGTGGTTATGCTTGCGCTGTTCTCGATGATGCTGAACTCGAGCGAGGAGCCGATGACAGGCTGGTGCCGGTCCTCGTTGTTGCCCTCGTAGCGCAGCTGATAGGCGTCGCCGCCTACGTTGAAGCTGACGACGCTGCCGCTGTAGTTGGAGTCGTGGATATTGAGCTGCCATACCTCTCCGAGGATGTCGCTAAACTCGGCCCGTAGGCGAACTGCTGGTGCTGGCATTAGTAACCTCTTGTGCGGTATCGGTCGATGGTGGAACGCTCAGAGCTGAGCAGGATGTCGCGGCCGTCAAGTCGGCCGGTCACGATGACGTTGCCACCGGCTCCGCCTATCATGCTGCGCAGCTTGTCCAAAGGTGCGACGACTTCCGGGTTGGTTCGCGCTCCGGAGTACTCGCCCATGAGACCGACGGTAGGCCCGCTGATGATACCGCCGTCGGCGAACTCCATGATGTTGGAAAAGACCGACTTCATGAGGCCCATGCCTGCGGTGATGAGCGCAGGCAAAATGATAGCGGCTGCTGGTCCTGCGCCGACTGCCGTCTGCCCTGCCGCCTGAATTGCGAGGGCGGTGGCTGCGTTGAACGCCGCGTCGACAGCCGATGAAGCGAACGACTTGAAAGCCTCGCTCGCGCCCTCTGTGCCCATCACAATTTGGCCCATTACCTCGCCAAATTGCATCCCCCAGGTTGCGGAGGTTTCGGCCAGCAACAGCATTTCCTCACGGATTCGCGCAAGGTTCTCAAAGTACTCCTCCGCGCTTTGCGTAGGCGCCTCCCATACCTCCTCCTCGAGGCCCGGAATCTCGAAGAGGTCAAGCTCTCCAAGTCCTGGCAGTGCCATGCCTGCGCCGCTTGGCGTATTAAGCTCCACGAGCTGCTGGTCCCGCATGGCCTGCGTGGCCTCCTCGATGGCGTGGGCCTCTTTCAGGCGCGCGAGCTCAAGATCCTTCAGGTTCTTCAGCTCCTTGTCGCTCACCTCGACGTTGGCTGCGCGGGCCACCGTCTGGTCGTTCATGGTCTTGGTGTCGCGGATGCGCTGCTGCTCCTGCTTGCTCGCCTCCTGGTACTGGCGCTGGTAGGCGCGCACCTGCTCGTCGAGAACCCTGACGAGTTCCGCGGTATCGGCAATTTGGCTGATGGTGCGGTCGCTAATGTTTGCACCCTGCGCTTCCTGCGAGCGCTTTAAGTCGTCGTACTTGCGGCGGGCATCTGCTAACTGGTTGTTAGCTTCTTTCAGCTGCACCGCAATCGCCTCCATCGCCGCGCGGCCGGTCTTGTCCTTGATGCTTTCGTCGAAGTCCTCCTTGGACTTGCGCGCTTTGTCGCTGGCGTCCTTGTAGGTCAGCATCGCAGCTGCGAGGATGCCGATGGCGGCAGCCGCTGCGACGTAGGGGTTGGCAAGTACAGCAGCGTTGACGCTCATGATGGCCGTGCGCAGGGCGGGCAGCACCAGGTTCACCGCCACGAATCCTTTATGCAAAGCGCCGAACGCAATGACAGCCGGGCCGATGGCCGCCGCAATCGCAGCCACCACCACAATCGTGGTCTTGGTGCTGTCGTCGAGCTTCATGAATCCGGCTGCGAGTTCCGTGACTTTGTCGATGGCCGCGGTCACGTACGGCAGGAGCACGGTGCCCAGCGAGGCGCCCGCCTGCTTCAGGTTGTCGAGCGCAGTGCTGAACTTGCCGGCAGCTGTCTGGCTAAGCCGCTCCATCGCACCGTGTGCGAATCCGCCCTCCTCGGCAAAGCCGCGCAGGGTGGCGTTGAACTGCTCGACGGTTACGGCTCCCGCTCCCAGCTGCGACGGCAGCAGGCCGGTGGCCTCGCTCAGCGCAGTGAAGATCGGGATGCCGCGCTCGGCAAGCTGGTTCAGGTTCTCCAACTCCACCTTGCCCTTGGCTTGCACCTTAGCGAAGATGGCCGTAATGTCCTCGATGCTCTCTCCGGAGGTGGCTGCGATGTCGCCAAGGAATCCCAGCTGCTCATTCACCTGGCTGATGTCGGTACCAGCCGCCAAGAGCTGGCGAGCGGCTCCTGAAATCTCCTCGATTTGGAACGGTGTGGCCGCGGCGAACTGGTTGAGCTGGTCCACCATGGCGCCCGCCTGCTCAGCTCCGCCGGTCAGCGAAATGAACTGCGTCTCCATGGTCTCGAGGTCGGCGGCGGCTTTCACGGCCGCAGCGCCGAGGCCCACGATAGGCAGCGTCACGCCCATGGTCATGGATTTGCCCATGTCCATGATGTTGTCCGACGTCTGCCGGATCTGCCGCTGAATTTTGCCGAGCTCCTTGTTGAAGTCGCGGGTGTCCGCACCTACGCGAACTATCAGGTCGCCGAGTTTAGCCATTACTACTCTTCGCTATTTGCCGCAAGATAGCCAAGCCATCCGCAGCGGGTTTCCGCTTTGCCTCCCAGGGGAACTCGGCGATGTCCTCGGGCTTGAGGCGCTTCTTGGTGTGTGGGTTCAACAGCAGGCACGCCAGCCACCGGGTGCGCTCCCACTCGCGCTGATCGCGCTCTTTCTCGAGCTCGAAGAAGCCGGTCACCGCGTTGTTGAATTCCGCGAAGGTGAGGCCGTAAAGCACAGACGGGGTCAGGCCCAGCTGGCCCAACCCCGTCGCTTCAAGTTCGTCCCAGTTCAGGGCTTTGCCTTTGCCGCGCTTTTTTTTTGGTCGCCTCCGAGCAAGGCCGCTACGGCCTGCGTGAGGGTCTCAAGGTCGGCGATGGTGCAGAGCTCCAAGAAGTCGTCCGCAGTCAAATCCCATGTGTGGCCGTTCGCTTTGGCTCCTGCCTCGGCAAAATAGTAGGCCAACTCCGGGATGCGCGTGACGTCTGTCTGGTCGATGTTCGCCACCTTCACGCCGGTGTTCTGTTCGAACTTGCGCCACGCCCCGAGGGATGCGCGCAGGGTAAAGGTGCGGCCGCTTAGTTCAACCAGCATCAGACGATGGTCTCACGTACGACAGCGCCGGTGAGGTCCATGGTCAGCGACCAGGTCACGTTGTCCTCGAAGCCAGCCGTCTGCTCGATGCTGGTGATGTAGCCAGCGACGTCGAACTCTTGGTCGCCTGCGTTCGGGAGTGCCGACGAGCCGACGTTGGAGAACACCGCGAAGACCTTGGTGCCTGCGATTTGGTAGGCGACCAAAGCGTTGAAACTGTTGGTAGCATCCTCGGCGAAGATGCCGCTGACGTTGATGCTGGCCGACTTCAGGGCCGGCAGGATTTCGCGCCATCCGGCCGACGTCTTGGTAGTGATGTCGCGCACGTCGGTGCTCATCGAAATGCTGCACTCGGTCACTGCGCCGACTGCGGTGTGAGTGCCGTCGGTGGTGCCGGTAAAAAAGCGAATGCTCGAGGCATTCAGGTAGCCAGTGGTCTGTGCCATCAGGAGGGAGTGTTATCGGGTTGGAGTTCAGGTGCGGGTTGATCTGTGAGCTCAGGCTGCGGCGCGGGTGCTTTCTTGGCCTTGGCCGCTTTCTTGTAGGCCTCGTCGTCCGGGTGGGCGTCGCAGTACTCGCCAGCGACGAGGATGCGGTAGAACTTCATCGATACCTCGACGGTCTTGCCCGTTTCCCACTCGTAGCCGTAGAGCTTCAGGGGCTTCTTGAGAGTCACAATCATGGCCCGAATGTACGGAGTTTGCCTTACTTGGATTTCCGCTGCGTGATAAGCCACTGTCCGCCGATGCAGTGCACGGTGATGCCGTCGTAGTCGCGGTCCATGGTTGCCGATGCGCTGCCGTCGATGGTGACGCCCGTGTCGGTAGCGGCAGGGCTTAGGGTCAGCGTGCGCTGGTTGGACAGGTGGTTACCGGTCTTTAAGCGAATCTCTCGGCCCTCGTTGCCGCTCACGGCTGGCAGGTAGAGTGTCGCCGCCGCGTTGCCGCTGGCGCTGGCGTAGTTGGCAAACAGCAGGTGATCATCGGAATTCACCGTGAAGGTCGCGCCGTTGGTCAGCGCCAAGGTACGCGGCTCGTCGTATACCGCACCGCGGATGTACAGGTCGGGCCGGATGGCGGAGGTGGTCGGCAGGGTGTAGTTGCTACGGTCAATGCGCACCT